TCTAGGACTATTATCAAGTGAGTAGTTGCCTACTTCACTAGGGTTTCTCCAAAATGTAATACCTTCATCATATATAGAACAAATATGATTTACAGCATCAGCAGGTGCATCTCCTTCAACATTAATGTCAATAGTTTTAACATAAGTCCAATGTGGTCTCACGTTGCGGTTTGGTTTCTTTACACGGTGCGTTGCATAGCCGTATACATTAAAGTAATCATCTATTATGGCGGCATTTAAAGGATTTACAAAGTACTGATAACCAATGAAATCTTTTTTCTGCATAGCTATTTCTAGTGAACCATCGGCTGAACCACCTGCATGATACCTATTAATACCATGTTGTACTATTTCGCTAATAATACCTCCGACACCATGAACACCCTGTTTAGCCATTTTATTGTAACCACTAGCCATCATTTCAGCACCTTTTTTACTAAGAACTTTTGTAACAGGTGTTAGCATTTCTGAGCCTGCTACTATTTCACCGAGTCCTGCACTAGTCACTCCACCAATAGTTTGTAAAGCTAATCTTGTTTTATTTTGTGCTAACCATGCTTTGAATGAGTCTGTTATATATCCAATCAAAGGAAAATCAGTTAGCATAGCAGTATCTTCATAATCAAATGCTCTTCCTTTGTAATTTATAGGTACTGCTTTGAAACTAACATTTTCAAGTAAATTAGGATATATATTAAATCTTACATAATCACTTGAAAACCATTCAAAAGCGTATTCCCTTGTATTACCATCTGATGTACTTATAACAAATTTATTGTAAGGATAGGTTAATAGCTTTTTATTTTTAGGTCTATAAGTTCCTAATGTTGATGGTTTACTATCAAAATATGTAAATGATTTACTAGCAGTTGTTCCATCCAAAACATCACCACTATTGTAACTTGTAACAAATTTCAAAGGAATAGGATATATAGCTACAATTGAATCAGCAATTCCTTGGTCATTTAATTCATATAAAAATTGTCCCATGTCTGCTTCACTTTTAACAACAGTATAAAATAAACTATTCATTAAATGTTGTATATTTTTAGGCGGAAAAGGAATTTCAGATTGAACGTTTATCCAAATATAAGGATTACCTACAGTAGTATTCTCTACTCTTTTATAAGGTGAACACAATATTGTACCATAACTGTCAAAAAATTCTGTTTCAATATTTTGACTATGCCAATATTCACCAATGTTTACTTTTTCCGGTACAATGTTATCACCTGCAATATCAGTAGCACTGTGTTCCCTCTCAACAAAACTGTCCAACAACGTAACATCAAAGAACCATGTTTGCATGTCATCAATCTCGTACTCTATTTCGCACACAACATTGCTAACATATTCAATGCTAGTAATAAAAGCATAAAACCATTTATCACCAAACGATGTGTTTTGAAACATCATGTAGTTGCAATCATAAATATCATCTGCACTCTTTTGTAATCTTATGCTACCTTTAGTATGTCTTTGATAACTCTGATTACCAAACATACAACCACTTTTTGTCTTGCTAACAAAGTACTGTGTCTGAGCACCCTTGTTTGCAAAGTATATGGTGTGAGCATATGTTGTATCAAGTGGTACACCTGTAAGCAAACGTACCACAGTATTAGGTGTTATATACATAATGTCTCCTTTCTTAAAATAAGGGGCAACCCTAAGTGAGTCACCCCTATAAAGTTACCACTAAGCCTGTGGCTTTTGGAAAGTAATCTTAGTACCAACATCGAGTGAAGCAAATGTAATACTTGGTGATGTATAAGCAACACCTGCAATATTAACTGAAAGTACTTCATCTGTAACAGCATCCGGTACAATGATAGCACCATACTTCTGAACAGCAACACCATCTTTTGTAAGGTCTTCTGTCTGCTCGAACTGATATGAAGTAGGTGTAAGTGACAATGAGTCAGCAGGTACTTCTGTAAGAGCAATCATTGTAGCACCATCGGCTACTGTAACAGTATCAACTTCGAACTGTACTGATGCAGGAAGTGTTCCCACTGTACCTGTACCGAATACGATAGCATTTGCAAATGGTGATGTAGCAATTGTCTTCCATGTGTGATAGAAGTAATTCCAATATAAACCACTAGCCACATATGTCTCAGTAAATACTGTCTTGTTATCATAAACTTGGAACCACTCTTCATCAACAATAATAGCCTTTACACCTGCCATAAGTGCAAGCTCATCAGCAGTAACATCACCAATGCCGTCACAGTTCTCTTTAATAATAGCCCATCTAGTATTGTCAAATGATGTAAAATCATCAATCAAATGAAGTCTTCCCATGAAGTCAGCTTTATCCATATTGAAAGCAGAAGCAAGTACGTTTACATCATACTGTGCATTGTACTTAGCATCCATAAAAATAATCTGTCTATCCTTTGGTGTTGTTGTAAGTACACCTGCTTCATTGTACTTAGAAGACATAAATGGAAGTACATTTGATGTTCCTCTAAATTCAACAGCGGCATCCTTTAAGTCTGAACCATTACCTACTGAGATAGGATACATCTTTCCCGATGCAACAGCTTTGATAAGTAAGTACTTAAAGAGTAAGAACTCGTCGTACTCAGCTGCTGTATAAATAGCATCAACAATCTTAGCAATAAGATTCTGTACACCATCAAGTGACTGAAAAGCTGTGTACAAATCTTTGTCCTGTATTGTAACAGGATACATAACTCTCCAATTCATTGCATAGAAAGCTGTTTCTACCTTTGGGTATGTTCTCTTGAACTCTCTTGCTGCTGCCTTGTCAGCATCGAACTCAACAACAGATGCAATCTGAACGAAAATATCCTCAACTGTTTCACCAAACTCTAAGTAACCCTTCTTGAGGTTTACATATGGGTTATTGAATGTAGCACTCTTAACTTTTACAAGTGCAATTCTATTAAGCAATGAGTTAAGAAACTCGTTTGCAAATGCAGGTGTTCCATAAATCTTCTCACCTACTTTAGGAATATCAGTTGCCTGTGTTACCTTTGGTACCTGTGATTGATACTCATATGATGCGTTCTGTCTAATGACATTAAGAATATCAATAGTAGAAGCGTTTAAATTTGAAATCGCAATTTTGTTAGCCATGATAATTCTCCTTTCATTTTATTCTGTGCTAAACAACTCGTCAAAATGTTTTGGTGAATTGTCCTCAGTTTCTTCTTCAATGTCTTTAGGTTTAATGAGGTCATCAGTTTCACCATTATTACTATTATCTGTACCGCCACTGAAAAATCTTTCTTGGTATTTTTGTCTCCACTCTTTATCGTTATCCTCGAACTTCTTTTTCCAATCTTCTCCGTCACCCTTTACCTTATCTTCATAGTCATTAATGGTGTCTGATAAGTCTTCAAGGAATTTGAGTGAAGCGTCATCAGTGTTCTCACCAATAATACCCTTTACTTGTTCCATAATTTCATCAAGTTTTAATACCATATAATCATTCCTTTCTAAACTTTTCTTAGGTACATCCATAAAGGCATCTTATGACTTGTAGGTGTTGGTGGAGGTGGTGTTGGTGGAACCGGTGGGTCTTCTGTGAAGTGATTCCAAAATTTTTCACATTTGTCAAATCTATATTGAGCCACTGAGTATCCTTTTTCCGCAGGTGCTTCATAAAAGAATAACCAACCTACACAAGCAACCCATAAATCTTGACACTGTTTATAGTTTTCAAATGTTTTAACACTTGACAAATCAGTATACGGACAACTTCTATTGTAACTAGAATATTTACCACCTGCGTTATTATTTATTGCAAGTATTTGTGCATGTCCATCGCTAACATTTGCACCTGTTGTTTGTTCGGTTACACTAAAGTTGGGAGCATAACCTTCATAAGGTTCACCAAAACCTTCGAGTCCTTCTACAAGGTTTGGTAAATATCCATATGAAACTCTTCCATCTTCTTTAGTATAACTTCTAGCCGGTGTAAATTGCACTAGTCCATAACCACCTTTAAATGTAACAGAATCATTTTGCCATCTCCAAGGATTCATACCACTCTCAGCCCACATATTACCAAGCATGCCACAGATAGCTGGGAGACTCCAAGTTCCAATTAGCATGTTATAAATTTCATCTGCATTATCAAAACTATCTTCACTTTGTAATCCATAACTACCACTTGGTTTTGCATGCCACGTCATAATCTACCTCTATTTCTTAACTAACTTGTTGACTACTTGCTGTACTAGGGTGTAGTCATATCCTGCTTTAGTAAGTGACTGCTTACGCTGTGCACCATTTCCCCACTTGCCTGCGATAACCTCTTTAGCTATCTCTTCATAATCAAGTGTACTAGCAGGTGTTACAAATAAGTCATGTTCTTTCTGTCTTCTTGTAACTAAACCCTTAATCACTTTACCACCACTCTTTGTGTATTGTAGTATCTTGTTCGCTATTGTCTTCTTGCTTCTTGTTCCTAATGCTGTTAGCTGATGTATGCTACCAACATTAAATGCGAAAGAAACGAGTGCATCAAACTCATTTTGATTGAAATTGTATTTAGAATTATAAGTGTTTACATTCCTAATAGCACTCTCTAAATCCTGTCTCAATAATACTTCCGCTCTGTCCTTGCTGATAACCATGTCCTTTTTAACATCGCTACCATAATGACCGTACCCTATTGTATAGAACTTCTCTGTAGGAACTGCCTTATATGCTTTTAACCTTAGACCTTCAAATGATTTAATCATATCGAGTCCTTTGGCTGAAATATTTCTTAACATATAATGTACCTCTACTTTCTCAAATAATCTGTAAGCTGTTGTAACGCTACATTTAAACCATTGATTGCATCTGAGAACTCTTTTGACTCTTCCTTGTGACTCTCATTCTGCTTATTAATGTACCACAGTAAACCACAACACATTACAATAGGGAACCCAACTGTTGATATTGCTCTTAGTACCATCTCAAATGTTTCCATACTTTCAATCTCCTTTCCTATCTAATATTATACTACTTTTCATTGAGTTTTTCAAGAAAAGATGCTATAATAAATAGTAGGAAATAAAATCTTTAGAAAGGAATACAATCTATGAATAGTGATTATTATGATGGTACGAAGCTATTATCTTTAATGGATATTAATGGGCAAGTACCGGAGTTGTACATTTGTACTACAAATAGAACAGGCGGCAAGACAACGTGGTTTGGACGATTAGCTGTAAATAGATTTATGAAGAAGGGTACAAAGTTTGCACTCCTTTATAGATTTAATTATGAGTTAGATGATATAGCAGATAAATTTTTTAAAGACATAAAAGGATTATTTTTTAGTCATTATAATATGTACTCTGAACGTAGAGCTAATGGTATTTTCCATGAGTTATTTATAATGGAAAGTAATGATAAAGATACTGCTAAGAGTTGCGGTTACGCTATTACACTTAATAGTGCAGACCAAATTAAGAAGTATTCACATCTATTCTCAGATGTTGATATGATTATATTCGATGAATTTCAGAGCGAGACTAATCATTATTGTTCTGATGAGATTAAGAAGTTCTTGAGTGTA